GGTGCTAGCATGAAACCAGCAAGGGGTAAATAATTATGGCTACCAAGAAGAAAGTTATCCCTGTTAAATCTTTCAAACCATGTGCTGGTTGTCCTATGCCAGCGCTGTGTAAGAAGGCTGGTAAGTGTTTGAAGAAAGGAAAGAAATAATGGCTATTGGATCTGTTGCATTACGTAGAGGCTTAACTAAGGTTAAGAAGCCTAAATATATGGGCATGGTTGAGGAAGTGGAGCCGTTGCGTCTTCCTGCTTCCACAACAAAGAAAAAGGGAGCCAGTGCTGCAGCTCTAGCAGCCACTGCTGGTGTTGGTGCTGCTGCTATGGCTGATGGCATGCCTAAGAAGGGTTCCCCTACAGCTGAAGCCAAAGGTCGCCGTGGCGGCAACATTGGCACCCTGCCAGTAGCTCCTAAATCTTCTAAGAAGTCTATTGCTGAAGAGAGTGATGAAGAGTATAGAAAAATCGAAGCTGATCGGATTGATAGAGGTTTAGGTCCTCGCTCTAAAGAAGTAAAGCCTTCTGCTCCTAAGAAATCAGAACCTTCTAGTAAAAAAGGGTTGAGTTCTTTCGGATCAGCATTTGCTGCTGCTCGTGCCAAAGGTGAAAGTGTTTTTGAGTTTGATGGTAAGAAATACAACACCATGCAAAAAGGTGAAACCAAAGAGCAACATAAAGCAGCACTAGCTAAGTCTAAGCTGAAGCCTTTGAAGACAGTGGAAGAAGATAAGAAAGCTTTGGCTGAGAAGAGAGCTAAAGACGAAGCCCGTAAGAAGGAAGTGGCTGCTAAAGTTAAAGCTGCTGGTCTTGCTAAAGGCGGCATGGCGAAGAGAAAATAATGGCAAAGCTCACCAAGAAGCAACAAGCCAAAGTTGGCACTGTCATGGGTGAGTTTAAGGCAAAGGGCCTGCATAGTGGTAAGGGCGGTAAAATCGTCAAGTCCCCTAAGCAGGCCATTGCCATTGCCTTGTCAGAAGCTAAAAGACTGAAGAAGAAATAATGGATCGTAATAGCTTTAAGAGTAGAAGTGTTGGCGCTCACCTCACAGCAGGTGCGGAGAACATCGTCTACACCTGCCCTAACAACTACACCGCACACATTGTGTTGCTGTTTGCTGCCAACCTAGGTAGTGGTAATCAAACACTAACTATTAAATGGTACAATTCACACAACGACACAGAGGTTTATATTATTGGTGGCTATGTTATTTCTGCTTACAACTTCCTAAAGCTAGATGGTAGCTATTTAACATTGAATGCTGGTGACCACATCTGCTTCACACCAGAGGCAGGCTCCACCATTGATGCCACCCTCACCGTGGAAGAATTTTATGATCCAACATCTAGACAATAAAGAGAGACAACATGGCTAAGAGAGAACTAAACGAACAACAGCAGAAATTCATTGAGGTGCTTTTCGGTGAAGCTGGAGGCAACCCTGCAAAGGCACGTAAGCTTGCTGGCTACAGCGAAGGCTACGCCACCAAGATGATTATGGATACGCTGAAGGAAGAGATCATTGAAGCCACTCAGCTGTACATTGCCACCAATGCACCAAGAGCTGCTATGGCTGTTGTTAGCGGCTTGGTTGATCCTACAGAGCTTGGCATCAAAGAGAAGCTCAATGCTGCAAAAGATTTGTTAGACCGTGCTGGTGTTGTTAAGACAGAGAAGATGGAGATTCAAGCCAGCAATGGTATTATGATTCTCCCAGCTAAAGATGCGTCAGAATGAAAGAGATTTCGGTTCTTGGATATTGCCACAGCCTCGTGAAAAGGATCTGTGGGTTTCTATTCCTAAGCCCATCAACCACGTGGTTGTCCCTTTTGGATATGAAGAGGACCCAGACGACGAAGGAATGTGGAAGCCGATCCCTCTGGAGCTAGAATATTTAGAGCAAGCCAAGATTCATTTAAAGAAGTATAGTGCTAGACAGGTTGCTGCTTGGCTTACAACAAGAACTGGCAGGAGCATCACCTACACAGGACTATTAAAAAGGGTTAGAAGTGAGCAGTCTTACAAGAGCAAAGCTAGATACTACAGGGAGCTTGCCCGAAGGCTCACGAAAGCGCTCGACAAGATCGAAGAGTACGAAGAAAAAACAAAGCGTCAAAAAAGAAACGACTTCTTCGATAGTGATAGCTACGTCTCCCTCAGAGCAAGGGCTGCAGAACAGCTTGCCAGCGACAGTAGCGAGTAGAGATGTCATCTTTGCCCCCAACCCCGGACCACAAACTGACTTCTTAGCAGCGCCGGAGAGGGAAGTTTTGTATGGTGGAGCTGCTGGTGGTGGTAAATCTTACGCAATGTTGGCTGATCCGCTGCGTTACCTCCCTCACCCACAGTTTTCTGGGCTGCTTTTGCGTCACACCACTGAAGAATTGCGGGAACTTATCTGGAAAAGCCAAGAGCTGTACCCCAAAATCTACCCCGGCATCAAGTGGAGTGAGCGAAAGATGCAGTGGGAGGCACCAAATGGTGGTAGATTGTGGATGTCCTACCTAGATAGGGACGAAGATGTCTTGAGATATCAAGGTCTTTCCTTCAGCTGGATAGGATTTGACGAACTTACGCAGTGGGCAACGCCTTTTGCGTGGAATTATATGCGTTCACGCCTGCGTAGCACAGCGTCAGACCTGCCTGTGTACATGAGGGCGTCAACAAACCCCGGTAACAAGGGGCATGCTTGGGTTAAGAAGACCTTTATCGACCCGGCACCAGCAGGAAAAGCCTTCTGGGCCACCGATACAGAGACAGGGGAGGTGATGACCTACCCTAAAGGACACAGTAAAGAGGGACAACCCCTATTTAAACGTAGGTTTATACCAGCAAGACTGGTGGACAACCCACATTTGGCACAGACTGGCGACTATGAGACGATGTTGCTGTCTTTACCTGAGCATCAGCGCAAGCAACTGCTCGATGGTGACTGGGATGTTGCAGAAGGTGCAGCATTCTCAGAGTTTAATAGGGCAATACACGTTGTAGAACCCTATGCTATCCCCAGAGACTGGGTACGTTTTAGGGCTTGTGACTATGGCTACGGAAGTTTCTCTGCTGTTATTTGGTTTGCTGTTGCCCCTGATGAGTCCATCGTTGTATACCGTGAACTTTATGTTACTAAGGTGCTGGCTGAGGACTTAGCCAACATGGTGCTGGAAATGGAAGCAAATGAGCCGATTCGTTACGGTGTTTTGGATAGCAGCTGCTGGCATAAGCGGGGCGATACTGGTCCTTCTATTGCTGAACGTATGATTATGAAGGGGTGTCGCTGGCGTCCTGCAGATCGTAGTGCAGGTAGCCGCATTGCTGGTAAGAACGAAGTGCATCGGCGCTTGCAGATTGATCCTTTCACTGATGCGCCTCGTATGACAATCTTTAGTAGCTGCACCCAGCTCATTGCTGACCTGCCGTCTCTACCAATTGACAAAACAAACACAGAAGATGTAGATACAAAGGTTAAGAACGACCACACCTACGATGCTTTGCGCTATGGATTGATGTCTCGTCCACGAAGCTCAAGCATATTTGACTACAATCCGCAGTCACAGCGTGTGTATCAGCCAACAGATAAAACTTTTGGTTATTAATTATTTATGGTATAACTGACTTATGAAAAAATCTGACACTCCTTTCATGGACGATAAAGCTGTAGGCTTGCCTGACAGCAAGGATGTCTATCAAGATATTCTCCAAGCTAATAGCTTGATTGCTTACTTGGAGGAGCGCTTTACTCGTGCTGAGGATGCTCGTCGATTCGACGAAGAAAGGTGGCTTCGTGCTTATCGCAACTATCGTGGCATCTATGGTCCTGACGTTCAGTTTACTGAAGCTGAGAAGAGTCGTGTCTTCATTAAAGTTACAAAGACTAAGACGCTAGCAGCGTATGGTCAGATCACTGATGTGTTGTTTGCTAACAATACATTCCCTCTTTCTATTGAACCTACTGTTCTGCCTGAAGGTGTTGCTGAAAGCGTTCACGTTGAAGCTGACCCTAAGATGTCACAGGCTACAGCAGAGGAGCCACAGTCGCTCTTCGGCTACAAAGGCGATGGTAAAGAGTTTCCTAAAGGAGCCACCGCTAATACATTAGCAGACATGTTGGGTCCTTTGAAGGAGAAGCTTGCTGACTTAGACGTTAAGGCAGGCCCCGGTGCAACACCCACTGCAATCACTTTCCACCCAGCAATGATTGCTGCAAAGAAGATGCAGAAGAAGATTATGGACCAGCTCGACGAGAGCAACGCCAACAAACAGCTGCGCTCTGCTG